AGAAGGCTAATAGCACTAAGGACTAAGCCGTAATATTATCCTTGCGGTGTTGCAGCTCTTGTCGGCAGCCCGTCGAAAAAAGTCCATAAGCAGGTATGGTCCAATGCGGGATCTACTTCTTCACCAGACGCAGCTTCGAGTGTCAAAGGAGTCATAATGGGGCGATCTTTCTCAATGTTAATTGAGCCATCACCTGCCGTAACAAGAGGTAGATCGATCACCCATCCTTGGTTATTGCGGAACTCCATGATATCAAGAGTTAGTGTGTCGTTGTTCTTGATAGCTGCGATTGCTTCAATGCTTGAGAAATAACCTTGAAGAGAAACAGTAACAACGAAGTCGGCGGCACTCATATCAAAAGCGCCTAGAGTAGTAAGAGCTTTGAGAGGTTCATTACCGTTATTGATTGTGATTGTGGCTGATGGAAAGAAGGCAAAGAGAGGACTTGGAGCTTCGTTGCCAGCAACTACCTTTGCAAGCCGAACACGCTTTAGATCATTGCTTGTGTTCTGTGCATCAGCATTCTCAATCGCAGGACGTGTTCCTGCCTTAAGACCTTCGGCACCTGTAAATAGTTCTTGGTCAGCGCCAATAAACTTACAGTCCATCGTGATTTTCGAGGCGGTATCAAGATTAAGCACTGCTTCATTAAACACACACCCACTAAAATACTCGCTCTGAATTTCAGTAGGCTCCGCATCGTCAGGAACGCCTAGCTGACGTTCAATTTGATAAGTTCGACGAACCTGATCTTCAATCTGTTCGTTCTTTAAAACTCGGCCGAAGTAAATTTCCACAGTGGATGAGGCATTCGCTTCCGTAACCATTGCGCCCTTAGACGCTTTATCTAAAGTCAGTCTGTTTGCTGCAATAGTACGTACACGTGCTAGACAGTTGTTAACAGCATTACCTGGAAAGAAAGTTAGCGCGGCGTCACCGCCTAGCCAGATATGCTCACCTTCAACTAGATCTAGAGTTGTAAAGTCTAGAGTCGTAGATGTTAGAGCAGGAAAGGCACCAGAGGCGTCAACGTCAATATCACCGGCCGCTGTTCGAACACCGACTTTAATCAATTTCGCAGTAGCCGGAAGTGTCTCAGCAACGAGTGTTTCAGCGACTGTTACAACAGTGTCACCTGTGAGGCCTGTCACCCTAAAGATGCGGTTGCTATTACCTGCAGCCGCTGTACCGCCCCTTAGTACAACCAGATCACCAGCCGCAAACACGTCAAGCCCTGAAGCCGCCGTAAAGCCGTTGCTACCATTCACTGAGACTAGTTCACCAGCACCACCAAATTCTACTTTTACACGTGCGTTTGCGTAGAAAAGCCCTTGGAGCAAGTTCTGTAGGTTATATTGCGTTAAATCCGTGTTAAATCCAGCACTTACATCTAGATCAACCGTAACGCTCTTCTTACGCTGACGATCGGAAGCAATCGGATTACGCGCAACCTTTGCGAACTGGCCGCGGGCATCAGAGAAGCTGTTAACTTCGAGTAGGTGCCAAACCGCTGATCCATCAGCTGTTCCGAAGCTGGTCTCCTCACTGAATCTAGTTTCAGTCTGATTGCTGTCAATTTTTGATACGGCTGCCATTTAAATCTGTGTCCTCAAGGTAAGTTTGGGTGTTAACTTACGAAGAGTAGCAGAATTGGCTGGCCAGGGCAATAGGCCTGGCATGGGTCTTGCTTGTAACGAATTTTAATTAAATCTGGTAGACAGATATCCAATAGTTGTTATTCTACTAGTGCATGAAAACCAATATTAAAATAACTACTTCGGGTGACGGATTTTGGTCAAAAGTCTCTAAAACAGTCACTGTCACAAAAATTGAATTTGACCCAGAAGATGAATTTCAATCTGTGAATATTTTCTTTGACACCTCTACTTGGGATGTAAAACAAGACGGTTTGATTTACACCGATATAGGATTTGAGGCAGCCGTTACTGCGTTTCTCTATACAAATTGGCCCGGTGTTGACTGGAGTCGGCTAAGATACACAGAACAGGGAATGCAGGGCAGAGACTACGTAAGTATGGAACTTATTTAATCTGTTCATATGTCCACTCAATAGTCACTGTGATACGCGACCACAGACCTTCTGATCCATTTTCCTGTGTTCTTACTTCTCCGTACCAGGTGTGATAACTACTCACATTTGGTGTTTCATATGCATCACGAACTATTTCAGCCAAGGCTCGAGTAGTTACTAGGCCGTCTCCTGTTGGCGTAAAAATTTCTACGAAAAGTACGCCGTTTCCTTCATACTTTCGAGCCCCCGTCTGGCCCACAGTTGTTTGTCTACGCCTGTTGCTGCGCACGGTTACGCGAGCATAAGGCGTAAGTTCTACTCCATCGGCACCGTCAATCATCTTCTGCAAATCCGCAGAGATAGGGATGTCCTGCCATACAACAGGGTGGCCGGTGTCCTCCCAGACGGAATTAAATCGTTCTAGGATTTCGTCTACTGATTCTTGTGCTGTCTGGGACATGAATGCTTCAGGCCACCTACCGGATTAGATTGCATTGCCTTCAATCGTAACCGCGATGCTTTCTATACTAAATTGTTAATTAATTTGTTTAGGTAGGTGACCCACTTAGACACTTACCAGATGCTTATTGAGATTGCAAGGCTTCTTTTGCTGCTTTATTCCGAGCCCGGGATTCAAGACGTTTACGTGTAATTTCGTCTTTTTGCTCCTGTGTTCTGCTTGCTGCTGCTTTCTTAATCCCGGCTACAATATTGTTCATTCTAGCTGCTTTTTCTTCTTCGGACATGGCAGCAAGTCTTTCTTTCATTATTTGCCCGGTCAAGTGACCTCCTGTCACTTGTCCTTCAGCAATTCTTTGCTGGGCTTCTTCTGTAAGAACTCTTGTTAAATTATGCTCCGTAATCTTAGCACTATATGCTGCTTTTTGCTCGGGAGTCCAGTTAGCTACTGTCTCTGCTCGTTTACGCTGACGCTCAGCTTCTTCTTCGGCTGTTCTTGCGGCTTGGGCTTCGCTCAACTTACGGCTTTTTTCAGCCTTTTGTTCTGGTGTTAGATTAGCTTGGACTTCGGAGCATTTACGGCTAAGTTCTTCCGGTGTAGTATTAGCCTTCCTAGTTTCCCAAGCTTTTACCATTCTCATCTTTGCCTTAGGAGAATTTCTTATACCTTCTGACATTTTCTTTCTAACCTCATCAGGAGGGTTACACAATCCGTCTCCTCCTGAGGTTGTGTTATATTCAGGGGAAAATTCAGCAATTAGCTCTCTTTCCCTATACTTAGCTTCCTCGGCAGAGGGTAATTCCTCAAGAACATAGAACTCAAATTGATCTTTACCGTACTTCCTTAAGGCATTGTAAAATCTACTGTTTTCCCTATTTGCTGCACTCTTATGATCATTCCACCTACGTTTTGGGTTATTGGTGTATCCAACATACCAGTGATAATTTTGCTTGTTCAGAACTTTATAAATGTAATTAATTTCCATATATGCTTACTAGCACTGTAGCAGAAGCACTATTGTTAGGTCAATTACTGAACATCTGATCAGAGGAGGGCCCCTCGCACCGGTGTGACGCGACCTCTCCGTTGTACTCTCAAATAGTGCAGAAGAATCTTATCCCCCGGCCCTAACTCCTGTATGTTATGTACAGTCCAACGCGATGCGTCAGAATCAATAACTTCATCATATTGTCCAAGCGGCTCATCGTGGACAACAATAATTACCTGCTCAGCGCTTTTTACGAAATCGTTACTTTGCCGCTGCTTACCTAGACGTTCTAGTGATTCCGGTTCAACGAACACACCGTTCACAGTCAATGTCGCAAGGGGCTCACCACGAACGTTTGTGTTGCCTTTCCAGGGCTGATTGCTGTCAGTAGGAGTCGCGTCTAACTGAACTAGAGTGATCGCCCTACCATACTTGGCTGTCCGAGTGAGAGCATTACGATAAATCTTTTCGTAGTCGGCGGTACTCATTCCAAGGCCCCTACAGTCATATTTATATCATATTTAGTTTGCGTGGACTGAATCCGCAATTTTTTGTGCCCGTTAATCACACCGTACTGATATTTAGAAATATCTGAGTCCGTGGCAGTCAAGACAACATGCTTGATGGGTGGATCTTTCACACATAAAGTATCCACCTCGCCGAACAATGTTTTAACAGTCGGACCGTCAGGAAAAAACTGAACTGTGTCTGGACTGTTCCAAATCTGTTTTCTGTGTTTGGCAAACATCTTGTCAAATGTAGACAATGTCCCTCCACTCCGCAAAGTAGTTCTTTACCTGAAATTCACATTCGTCTTCCTGCTCCTCACTCTCCGGTTCAGGAGTAGGCACAGGCGGCATGTCAATTTCTAAATAAAGTTCGTCCATGCCCTGATCGTATCACGAACCGAGGTTCGGAACCAGTGGCTGGACAAAGCATAAGAGCTGGCAAGGCCAGCAATCAGTCAACGCTCACTTCGTTCCGTTAACTGATTAAATAAAAAACGGCCCTATACAGAAGGAGCGGCCGTATAGGGCCTACTGATGGAAGCGAATCCCTGATTCGAACAGGGCGATATCCTGGTTATGAGCCAGGCAAGACGCCATTTCTTCATATCCGCAATAAATTGGCCCGGTTTTATTGTTTGGCACTTTACCGGTAAGAGCCTCGGTTTGGTCCGCAGAACCTCCACAACCGAAAGATCAGCTTTCTTACGAAGGCCTCTTGGGCTACGCCCGAGTCCTAA